ATATTTTTATGCAGAAGTTGATCATCCAACTTGTCTAGAACTAAATAAGATTCTTCAGGAAAAAGCTGATGAACTTTTGAATATTGCTATGCAAAATGATTTAGGAAAACCTAAAATCTATCTTCATATAAATTCTTATGGAGGATCAGTATTCGCAGGGATATCATCTATGGATACAATTGTTAGGTTAAAAGAAAAGGTTGATATTATAACAATTGTTGAAGGAGGAGTAGCTTCTGCTGGAACTTTTCTATCTGTTGTCGGTACAAATAGATGGATGACAAAGAATTCTTTTATGCTTATTCATCAGCTCTCATCATCTACTTGGGGAAAGTATTCAGAACTAAAGGATGATATTCAAAACTGTGATAGACTCATGGATATGATAAAAAGAATTTATAAACAATATACTAAAGTCCCTGATTCCGAGGTAGATCAGATACTGGATCACGATCTTTGGTGGGATGCTGATAAATGTTTAGAAATGAAATTAATCGATAAAATAATATAGTATGTGTGGAATTATCATAAGTCCTGATAGCAAAAAGAAGGATATCATTAAGCATCGCGGAATACAATCATCAACAAAAGTATTAGAAGGCTGGAATTATACACATCACAGACTTCCTATACAAACTTTAGCAAATGATGATTGGGGACAACCCATCTATATCAAAGAGGGATATTATCTTTTATTTAATGGGGAGATATTCAATTATGATAAGGATCGCTATGATAATGATGTGGATTATATTAAAGATTTTTTAACTAATGCCGAAACTGTAGAGGATTTTGTTGAGGAGATGAATAAATGGGATGGATTTTGGAGTATAGTTATTTCTGATGGGGAGGATACATTTGCTTGTACTGATCCTCTTGGGAAGAAACAACTATATTATAATATTAATACCAACGAGATTTGCAGTGAAGTAAAAGGACT